GGCGGCGATATACTTAGAGGCGTGCATTGTTGTCCTTGGCCATGATCAGACCCCAGGCAGCCATGAGGCTCGCGGCGATGAGTCCGAGGTCCGGCACGCTGCCGGTGGCCAGAAACTCGCGGGCGCCGGTGGCGGTGGCAATAATGGCGGTAAGCACGCCGATGGTGGTTGTTTTCCAGTTTCTCATATTTATTTCTCTTTCTGTTTTCTGCGAAGGTCGTGAAGGACCGAAAGCAACGTGACAACGCCGACCGCCAGACCGACACAGAGGCCAGCGACGCGCAAATAGACTTCGAGGTGGGACACCATAGAAACCGCTGCACTGCCAATGCTGGCGAACGTGCCGAGGGCGCCGCGCTCAACCGTTGAAAGATGGCTTTGCAGCAGGCTCATAATTTATTTGCGGTAAGCGATCACCGTGCCGCTGTGCAGCTTGATCGCGGTAAAGTAGCCGTCGATGGTCGTGCCGGCCTTGATCGTGTGGGCGCTACCTTCGGTGGCGTTGGCGGCCCCGGAGAGGTTTCCGGTCAAGGTGTGAAACTTGCTGTCGGTCATCACGTCGAGGCTGACGAATTCGCCGGTGACGGTGTCAGTGTTGGCGATGCTGACGGCGCCAGATTGGCGGTTGGTGGTTCTGACGTTAGGATTCATAGATTTAGTATTGGTTGACGCGGGCGGTCCACATCGTCGGTTGGTTTTGCTGGAAGACGTATTTGTCGCGCTGGCTAATCAGCTCGGATTCGGCCTTTTGCTCCATGAGCATGGCCTTATCCATCTGCCCATCTTCTTCTAAGAGGTCGCCGGTGAGCAGATAGGCAACGGCTTTGGCGAGAACGGCGGGAACAGTCGCTGCAAGGTTGCCGGTCGTGTAGGTGTCGGGGCGCAGGCGGTAGCGCACCCACACCGTTGTCGGCAGGCTGGTCGCCTCGGGAAAGCGGATCGCATCACCCAGCAGCGTGTAAGGGATCTCCCGCGGTGCCACATGCGTCGCCGGGTTGTCGCGCAGCACGGCAAAGACCTCGCCCATCGCCGTCTCGCCCGCCTGGGCATAGTCGATATAGTAGCCGTTTGTCGCATCGCCCTGCACCGTGCGGGATTCGACGCGGCACAGCTCCGGCCAATCCGCCCATTCCCAGCAATCCGCAATGCGCTCATTGGCGGCGGCGACCATCATGGTGCGGGCGCTGGTGGGGATATTAGAAATGTCCGAGCCGTCGTTGCCGCTGCGCTGCCAAGCTCGGAGCAATATAGATTGTAGTGTGACCGTCCTCATTCGTTAAGCCCCTCCCAAGTCTGCACCAGCCCGTCCCGCAACTCGTCCGGCAGGCTCTCGCTGCAAACGACGAACGTGCGCGAGCCGAGCGATGCGGTGACGGACACGGCGGCGTTAATGGTTGGCCGGAAAGCTGTCGCCACTTGGATCTCGTTGCCCTCCTCGTCTTGCTGCGTCTCGAAGGCCGTCGGCACTTGACCTCCGCACTCGAGGACCACATCGGCCATCGTTTCGCCCTGCGCGAGTTGTGCGCCCATCCACGCAAGGAGCATGGCCGCCACTTCGCCCAGCGCGCCGTCGAGCGCGACCGGCTCGGCAGCGGCGTATCCGCTGCGGGTGACGTAGCGGGTCAGAGCTTGGTTGGCGAGGCGGAGGGTCATGGCGCAACGGTGTGGCGAGTTTTGAAAATTCTAAAATCCGTGACCGTGGTCGCCGTCGCAAGGCTCTCGAGATAAAAGGCCACAAGTCCGGCGTTGACGAGTTGCGTGGTCGTGAAACCCGTGCCCGTTGCAACGGTGGTTCCGTTAGCAATATAGGTCACGCCACCAGCCGCGCTTAGCTGAATAAATAAATACCATGTGCGCGGGTCGGTGAACGCATTGGACGAGATCGAAGCGGCGATGCTGCCGAGTTCTTCGACCTTCCAAATGTGCATGTTGTCGCCGAGGATGGTTGTGCCCGTTTCGTTCGAGCCGGTGTTCGCATAAGTGAAACTGGTCGAGGTGGGCGTGCCAGTGACCTCCGCCCACACCGTCTGCATGCTCTGCGGGGCCACGCCGCCAATCGCCACATAGTCGCCCGTGTTTAAGTTGTGGTTGCCGTTGGTTTCGACGGTAATGACGTTCGATGCCCGCACGGGAAACACGTTGCCGCCGCGCACGAAAGTCGCTTTGATCGCTCTCCACGACCCGTCGCGGAACAGGAAATACGGCGTCACCATTCCAGGCGTAAAAACACCGGGTGCACGGCCCGCCCATTGAGTGCTTGTGCTCCCGACCACAGGGTAATACGCCGCAAAACAACGGCTGTCAGCCGACAAGCTTGTTACCGCTTGAGACAGCCATCCGCCCGCGGCGATGGTGGCTACGTCCTGCGTGGTTTGCGTGAGGATGTTGGCGCGAAACGAACGATAGTTGCCCGCCGTAGAGGCACGAAGTTGCGTCGATCCGGGGGTAAATGTGGTAAATCCGCCCGAAACAACACCTGCCGTGGCGCCCGTAAAGTTCGTGATTTCCTGCGAGTTTTCCCACGCGCCGTAGCGCAAGTCGCCGAGCAAGCGAGTCATCAGGCTGGCATCGCTCGAAGCCGTTTGGTTCGGGGCGGTCGAATTGGTGCCGTTGAGGGTTTGATTTTGCGTAAACGTGTTGGCGGTTTCCAAAAGCGGCAGCGTGCCGCTCGCGTCCGGCGCGGTCAGCGTGCGGGTGGTGCCGGTGGTGATGCTGGAGAGTTGGAAGGCGAGATTCTTGGTGGAATCTGCGTTGTCATACAAAAGGAAGTTGGCGTCGTTGAAGACATCGGGGAATGCCCCGGCGTAGGTCCAGTCGCTGGCGCGGGTTCCCGTGTTGGCGGTGCGGATGTAGATGCCCGCCGGCTTGCGGTTGATCAGCCAAGTGCCCTCGGCCTCGCGCACCAAATAGGCGCTGTCCACGGCCGGAGGATTCGCCGTTGGCAGCGCGCTGAAGTTTTGCACCTCGCCATCCAGATACGACGATCCCCCGCCGCCGCCGGCGGCGCCGGTGAAGTCAAAACTGCCAGAAAAAGGATTGAATTTGATGCCCATTAGCTGCGTGTCACGGTGGCGATCTTCGCGTCGTCGCTGGAAGGTGTGCCGCCGACGTAGGTGAAGGTCAGGGTCGCTACGGTGTTGGTTCCTTCTTTATAGACGACGGTGGTAAGGTTGTTCGTGGTCCCGACGTAGTTCAGCTCGACGGTCGTGTGCTGCGGGATGTTGAGGCCGGCGATGTTTCGGACTTGGATATTGGGAGTCATGGCGTTAGGCGGCGGGTTGGGCGGTCATGCCGAGCTGCTGCTCTTGCTGCATCTGCTGCAACGCGGGCTGCGAGCCGACGCGGCCGATTACGGCGTTTTGCTGCTGCTGGAGCTGGAACTGAAAAGCCTGAGCGCGGGCGTCGATCATCTTCTTGAAGATTTCGTCTTGGGCGTAGCGCTGCTGCACGGCGGGGTTGGACTGAATGATTTGCTGCAAGGTCTGCAAGCGGACTTGCGCGTTCTGCCCACCTTCTTTGAGCGGCGGCTCCGTGCCGGCGGCGATTTTGGCAAAAGCTCCCTGCTCGTCCTCAATCTCGGCCTGCGTGGCCTTGCCGATGTCCTGCACCAACATGCCGGCCAAGTTCGGGTCAACCGCTTGGAACATGTATTTCACCAAGCCCGCGCGGTCGATGACGCCAAAGCTGTCCATCGGGACGAGAATCTTGGCGAGGTATTCAAGTTTTGCACCAAGCGCTTCATTATCGAGGAGGCGCGCGTCAAACTCGGCTGTGATGTCGAATCGCCCACGGATGTCTTGCGGGCTTGCGTTGAATGCCAACTGCGCATTGCCGGTGATCCGCGCAACCTCCTCGGGAGTCATATACTGCTGGGCGAGCGCCATGATCTGCACGCTGACCAGCTTCATGTCTATGAGCCAGCTATCCACCAGCTCCTGCATGTGGAGCATCGCCATGTTCGGATTCACAGCCTCGGTCATGCGGCCGAAGTAGCGGTCCACATCGGCCGCATG